GGGGTTGAATCTACCCACCTATTATTAACCAACTTAAGCAGAACTTGCAGCTGTCGTAAGTTTCGTTATTGGCACATTTAAAGAAGTAATAACTTCTGGTGAGTTGTCATTTCTCTTCTTGCTACACCATACTCGGTAGTTAAGTGTCTTATTTCAGCACTTAACTCACTATCAACAGCATATCCAGCACAAGGTTTATGCACCTGTTCTCAAAACAGCGATTCCTGAAGGAAGAACTGGAACGTATCCAACTCTCTTAACAATTCTGACTGCTACCATGTCTTGTGTAGCAAGGTTCAACTCTGAAGGAGAATCTTCGGCAGAGTTAACAACAGCTTGATCAAGGAGTTTTACTTTGATTCCACCTTTATCACCATAGACACAAGTCTTTGATAAATCGGTGTAGAACATTATAGGATTGTTTCCTGATCCAGTAGTTGAATCGGGGAGAACATCTATAAGTTCAAAAGGTCTGTTCCAAATAGTAGCAGGTCTGTCTCCGGTTGGTTGCTGAACAATATAATGACCATCGTCTGTCTTTAGTTGCTGAAGGGTTTGGAATAAAGTGCTTTCTAAAAAGAACTTCCCTTTCCTTCTAACTGCACTTGGGACAGCATAGATAAGGTTATTAAGATCGTCAGCGTCAATGTCTGCAGCATCATCACCAGCTCCCATGTCAACATTTTCAACATTGGCAGCATTGATAACACCGTTGTAAGGATCACCATCACCAGTATCACCAGCAAAGAATACTCTGTCTTCTTCTTCTGCAATTGCTTCTCCAAATAATTCACCCAATAAAGAAATCAGATTGATTGCACTATCCTCAAGAATCTCTTCTGTGAGAGGAGTAATGGCAGCCAATTTCTTAAGAGTTTGAGTTACTAATTTGAAGGTTGGTTTTGAAGAAGTCTTTGCTTCGGCTTCGTCAGTCCAGTAAACTGAGACAGAACTATCTAAAGCAGGAATCCTTCTTTCGTTACCCGGACCAGAGAAAGGAAGATATCTCATTTCCCTTCTTGCAAATCCATATTCAGATACAAAACGGTTAACTTCTGCTAACAGGGGAGTAGGAATTAAGTATCCACCTTGAGCGTCATCTCCTGTCTGGAGATAATCTTTCTCAATTGATCTAATGGTTTGATGGTCTTTATTCAATAAAGCATTGAACCATTTTCTTACTACCTGTTCATCACTTGTCTTCTTAGGAAGTTTTTTGGTGTTGATAGCTTTCACTCTTTGTTTCGCAACTCCATCACGGAACTTTGAAACTAAACGATCGGCTACTTTATCCAATTCAGACTCAAGAGAGCTTACTGTTTCTTCCTTAATGAAAGACTTTAACCCTTCTTTTGTTTCCTCTTCTTCGTTATCCTCTTCCTCTTCAGCTTCTTCGTCTTTCTCTTCGGTTTCCTCTTCGGGTTCTTCTTCGGGATTTTCCTCAGTTTCCTCTTCTTCTATCTGTTTTTCTTTTTTTTCTTTTTTACTCATTTTTTTCTTTTTGATTTTTGGTTTTTCGTAATCCGCCTGTCCCATCAGGGTTCGCACCTTTTTATTATTATGGGAATATCGGCTCTTAATGAACTAATTAACCTTTGTTGTATTTTTTTTATTTCAAATGGCTTTAATTCCTGAAATGGTTCTTGGATTTCTCTGTCAGTTCCTGTCATATAATCATAAAACTTAAAATTGTTTCCACTTAACTTTCCTCCAAACTTTCCCCAAATGGCAGGAATACCATAAGCTTCAGCTATTATTATTCCGTGTAAGGAAGATGATATTATTCTTTCACAGCTTTTAATTTCTTTTATGAACTCTTTCCAATTTAATGAAACATTTATTATCTTGCCTTTCTTTACTCTATCCTTGTCAACATAATGAGGAACTATTCCTTCTTTGTGTTTCTTCTCTACTTTCGGGTTATAAATTAAAGGAAGTAATAATGCTGGATCTCCAAAAATGTCCGGGACAAAAGATTTCTTTATTTGCTTTTTTGTTAATCTTCCTCTTACTGCCAAGAACTTTACATCTTCAACTCTTATTTCTCTTTTTCTTATACAGCCAGTTCCCCAAACAACATCTCCTTTATGAACCATGCTCATTACGCTTCCACATGATACTAATTTTCCCTTTTCTCTTTTTCCTACTTCTCTTAATTTATAATCTGACAAAAAGTGCTTTAATATAATTCCCGATAAAGAATCTCCTACATTCGGCTCAACTGGTTTATGCTCATAATATTTCATGACTCCATTGTTGTTGAATCGTTATCTCCGTGAACGCTTAATTTACAATATCCTTCCGGAATTAAAACTGATCTATCTGCGTATTCCATCATTTTAAGATGAGAGTCATGCCCAATAAATATGTAGTCTTTCTTTCCGGGTTGAAAAAGTGAATAGAACATTGAACCTAATTTATTGCTGTATCTTCTGTTCATCTTTTTTGTTTCCCCTGTTCTTATGTTTACTAATTCCGGCTGAAAATGTATGTGCAATGATTCTCCGGGATATTCTTTTATGTGCTTTCCTACCTCTTCTTTTATTTTAGCAATATAATTTTTTTCTACAATGTCATCGCTATCTAAAGAAGTTTGAATGTTATACTTTTTTAAACCTCTTACATACTCCCACTCTATAAAATCAATATACAATTTGCTGTAATTATATAATCTCTTAATTCTTTCTTTTCCTTTCCTTGTTATGTAGAAAGGAATAATTCTTTCGTTTATTTGCCTTACTTTTTCAAAATGCTTCGGGTTGCATTTTACTGCTATGTCAAAGTTCTGATCTGTCTGTTCTAATAAGCATGGTAATGTTAAAGACTTGTAAAGCTCAATTCTTGAATCAATTTTGCTATCGTCCTCGTAATCAAGTCTGGTTATTACAACATGAGTTAACATTTTACTGTTTCTTTGCTTCCAATAATTCTCTTATTGCTTTATTTAATGCTCTTTTGTAATTAACTTTATTTATTTTCTTTTTCTTTTTTCCCTTGTCTGCCTTAAGAACATCATCTAAAGCACTCTTGGCTTTTTCTATTATTGCTCTGTTTTTAGTTGATAATACTCTTCCTTCTTTTTCAATTGTTTTTTCTCCTTCTTCGCAAGGAGTTTCGCACATTGAGTTAGCCATTGCTATTGCCTGATCTCTTTTATATCCTTCGTCTATTATTTCAGGAATCTTTCTTTCAACACAATCTTCTTTTCTCTCTCCCTTTTTTCTACAAGCAGGGCTTTTTTCCTCTTTGTTAATTTTTTCTATCGGGGTCGTGTCTATTCCTTTAGTTTTTGCTAAAGCTAAAGCGTCTTGTCCGACATTAACTGCAGAAAACTCAAATAAAGTGTTCTCTTTTAAGACCCTTAGTCCATTAACCTCTTCTTCTTCTCCCGGAATAAATCCTACAGAAAAAGCTCTCATAAATCTTCCTGCATAAAGTTTGAATATAGTTTTAGCAAAATCATATTCGTTTATTGCAAATTGAATCATTGCTTCAAGCATTCCATCTTCATTAACCCCTATGCTTAATGCTCTTGCAATTGCAGGAACTGAATGATCATGAGCCCAAAGAATAACAGGGTTTGTCTTATATTCATCAAGTATCCAGCTTGATTGATCAATAATATCTCCTCCTCTGTCTGGCTTTCCGGAGGATATAACTGCCTTGATAATTCCCTGTTCTTCGTCAACTTCACTTATATCAAATGATAGTTCTTTAATTGTTAGTTTTTTATCCATATTTTATTTTTCATAAGATGATTTTTGTGGAAACCTTTTTGAAATAAAACTTTTAAAAGCTGTTGTTTGTGCCATATCGTTTTTTGTAGAAATGAATTTTGTATTATCTTTCATCTCTTTAATCATTTTAACACTATATATTTTATAATCAATTGATTCTTTTATATTTAACTCTTTTTCGTATTCGTTGCAATAATGACTTCTTAGCATTGCTGTCAACTCTAAGTTGTATTTATCTATTACTGCTTTTAGTTTTTCCTTGTTATATACTATCGGAAAGTGAAGCTCAAAAAACTTGCCTTCTGGGAATCTTTCATAAACTTGATTTATAAAGTAATACCATCTTCTGCCCTTGAAACTGTTAAACTTTCCTCCTGCTCTTTCTTTTTTAACCCATTGCTTTAAATGCCTGTTGTAGTAATAAGGTATTTCATCAAACTCTTTTAGAATAAAGAAGTCATCGTTCATTAAAATAAAGTTTTCTGATATTCTATCGTCTTCAATTATCGCCTTTATTTTTTTCCCTACATTTTTATGTCTATCTCTTTCATTATCTGCGATCGGGATATGAGTTATATTTTCATTTGTTATAGAGGGTTTGCTTCCTACTATGAACACATTATCAAACTTGAGATTTTTTTCTGCACTTCTTAATGAAAATCTCAACTCATAATTACTACCGAATACCTTTTTATAAACATAAACTAAATCCATATTACTCAGCCATTCTTGTTATTGGTGCTATTGTGCAACGACAGTTTGGTTCACTTGGAGCTTCTAATCCATTACTAAACACTTCTCCAAGTTTTACTTGTTCCCCGTCCATCATTAAATGTGAATCTCTAACCCTGTCATCTAATGTTGCTATCCACTCTTTTCCCTTAACAACTCCCGACTGTTTATACGCTTCTTCATGAGCTTTATTTACTACTGAAGTTGTTTCGGTTCTTGCTATCCTTTCTGCCCTGTAATTACTAAACTCTTTGTATTCTTTTTTAACCCTGTTTCTTAGTTTAGGAATACTTTCTCCTTTTTCTATTCCTTCTGAAAGTGTTTTTGTTAGTCCTAAAAGAGTTGTTTCATTAACAGAGTTAGCAAAAAACATTGCACGATAAGCTAAATACTCTTCTATTCTTCCTCCTGCTTTAATTGTTTTTTCCATATTAAAGGGCTTATCTGTTAAAAGAGATATTGCTTCTCTACCACTTTCTTTGAATAAGCTTGTAATCAAAGGAAGCATTGATTCCTTGAATGTCTTGTTCTCTTCTTTTCTGTTGAAAATCTTTCTTATTTCCCTTTTTGTTTTGGGCTTTTCTTTTGAAAACTTATTAAGAAATCTATCCATTTGCTTGTTTGCCATTCCTATGGATAAAGACCTTATCCTTTCACTCTTTTTGTCAATGTCTTTTGTTCTGAACTCCCAGTATATCTTTCTTCTTGATTCATCTTTAAACAATGAATTGCTTTTAATTGCCTTCTCTTCCCCTTTTACTACCTTTCCTGCTTCGTTTTTTATATCTTTCATTATTTGGTCTTTAAATTTCATTTTAATTCTTAGTTTCATTCTGCCTCTAAGATTCTTGAAGTCCTGACGATCTACAACATTGCCTCCTTCAGATACCGGAACTGAAGACAATGGTCTGAAAAGTTTGTCCCCTCCCTTAATCGGATCAAGGTTCATTTCCTTTCTTACTTCATTGATTGTTATCCATCTATCAATTCCTGCTTCAAACTCTCTTAACTTTACTTCTCTATCAACTGGAACAGGGTCTTCAAATGTTAGAATGTATTCTTCCCCAAAGTCGGGGATTATTAACTCTTCGTTTATCTTGTCAACAAATCTTTTAACTTCCGGGACTACAACTTCATTTAAGAATATCTCTTGGGCTATTTTAGCATTTGCTAAATTAACATCATCAGTAATTGAAACGATTGGCTTCGGAACTCCAAATGCTACTAAAATGTCATCTCTGGTAAATCTCATTGATTCTATAAAGTCCATTTCTCTTTGAGATAAACTGACTTGATGATATTTGCCTCCTGAAAGGATTCCTATCTTTGAGTTCTTTCCTTCTCCTTTGTGTCTTTTTTCCCAGCCATCTACCATTTGGTTCTTTTGTTCTTTTGTTAGAGGTCTGTCTATCTCTATTATAGCGTCTGGTCTTGCTTGATTTAAAAAGAAATTGCTCTGATAATAAGAAGCATATTCTTCCGTGTCAACTCTTTTTTGAGCAGAACTTAAAGGGGACATTCCAAAGTATTCTTCTAATGGAGAAGGATACTTGATATGAATCATGTCTTCCGGTTCTATTCTTTCTTTCTTTCCTGTTTCGGAATTATAAACCTCGTAGTAATCAATGTAATTTTCTGAAGAACCTTTAATTGTAACTAAATCAGGTCTTATATTCCAAAGCTCAACAGGTTTTCCCTGACGATTCCTTACTTTATAAATAAAAGAATCACCAGTTGATTTTCTGTTGATTATGTCCATTTCCAAGAACTCTGCTTTCGTATGAAAAGGGTTGAACCTGCTGAGCAAATCTAATATCTCATGATTTTCTATCCTTTCCACTTCCCCTTTTGAGTTTTTTATTTTATTAAGTCCGAATTCAACACTTGCTACTTTCTCTGCTATTTTTGATATACAAGCATGAACATAAAGTGATTTTCTATAAGTTTCAAGGTATTCAGAATCTTCCCATTGCTGACCAAATAATTTTTTAACTAAATTAAATGATCCCAGAGAGATTTCTTTCATTTGAGCTGGTGTTGAAAAAACTTTTTTTATATTATCTATAAATCCCATAATTATAACCATTCAAAGCCCGGAGCAGGAAGATTCAGATGTGTATGAACTGCATATCTTGTTGCGTCCATAGCGTGATCGTTAATTTTAACTGGCTCTTCCATTAGTTTTCCGTCCTTATCTGCTTTATAGCAGTATTTTTTAATTTCCTCAATAGTGTTTACCGATTGCTTTGTTATGTATTTATTTTTTGACTTTAAGGTATCTATTCCCTTTTTAACATCTTTATCAGAAGGGTTTATATAAAATCCTGCCCGTGATATTTCCTCAATTCTTTGAGGTTCTGAACTATCTGCATAAATTATCCCTTCTATGTTTAGTCTTTTTAACTCTCTGATAAGGTCTTCGTTGGTCATTCCACTCTTGTAAATCATTTCTTGAATGTAAGTGTCATCATCGTGGATAGTAATTTTAACTAATGCTGTTGGGTTATTAAATCCAAAATCAAGTCCGTAAATTATTTCTCCTTCTGGTATTGTATCACATAGTTTCCAGTTTGGGTATATTATATTTTCAATAACACCCTTCATTCCTAATCCATAAACTCTCCAATAGTTTTCATCTTTTCCTTTCCAGTTTTCTATTTCTTTTATTATCTCCTCTTGTAAGAAAGGATTGTCTTTATATGTTGAAGGAATTACAACGCAATCTTCCCTTGTCTGAATGTCATCGTAGATCCAATGATATTGGTGAGAAGGATTATAATCGGTAAAAATCATTTTATCCGTTCTCATTGAAAGTTGCATGTAGTCCTCTTTTGTAAATTCATTCCCCTCGTTAAGCCATAAGTAGTTCCTTCTCCTACTTCTTATTCTCATTGGGTCATCAACTGATAAAAAATCAATTTCTGATTTCGTGGGAGGATATTTATAAATATGGTCTGATTTATTGTGCCATTCTACCCGGTAAGCGTTTATCTGTTTTAATGCGTTTATCGTTTCTTTCATTGCTGTTGACTTCAAAGAAGGCATTGTCTTTCTGGCTACTGTTATGGTTACGTTCTTTTCTCTCAGTAAAATGAGACTCATTAACTGAGCAAGGGATACAGTTTTACTGCTCCCTGTTCCCCCCTCGTTTATTATTATCCTGTTTTTCTTCTTCAGATATTCCTCCCAATTCTTCTGAAATACCCTTGTTGCTTTTATCTTTGGTATCATTTACTATTTCTATTTTAATTGATTCAATCGTTTCGTCAGCACCAAAGTCTAAACCCTGAGAAACCTTTCCGTAGTCCCTATCCAGTATCTCTTTCCAAAAGTTATAGTTTCCTCTTCGTGCTTCTGATATTCCCCTGATTAGTATTGCTGTTCTTACTTCTGAAATTGTCTTTCCTGTTTCTTTGGCTACTATTTTTATAGCTTCTTCAAAGTCAGTCTTCCAATCTCTTGTGCCTTTGGGTCTTCCCGGACCACCGGGATTACCTTCTTTGAACTTCTTTGTTTCAGGATCAAGGTATTTATCAGCTTTCGTTTCTTTTTCGTTTTTTATCGGATCTTCATTATTTTCTTTTTTAATTTCTTCCGACATAATTACCATTTTCTAATTGGTTTTCCTTCTTTGTCTGTCATTTCTCCTGCTATAGCCATTATTAAATCTATTAAATACCAAATCCCAAAACCTCCTAAAGTTAAAAACATCAGTATTCCTGTTCCGATTTTTCCTAAATAAAATCTATGGATTCCCCATACTCCAAAGAACCAAGTTAATAACACTAAGACTAATCTTGATTTGGTTGATACTTTTGTTTTATTTGTCATTTTTTTGTTCTTCTTTTTTTTCAACGACCCTTAATCCGGGGATAACACCCCTTTCAGAAAAAGTAAGGTATGCTTGTATTTCACATTCGTGTTTTTTTGCAAGTTCTTTATATTCTTCAATGAACTTTTGAGCTTTCTTTTCTATTTCACTTTTTTTCTTTTGTTCTTCTTTTTTCGTCTTTTTGTTAAACATTTTTTTAAATCCCATATTATTTTTTATTTTTGATTTGCTCAACTCTTTGTTTTGTTATTTTAAACACCTTGCCAACCACCTCATAAGAAAGACCACTTTCTATAAGCTCTTTTATAAGGCAAGTTCTTAGTGTTTTAATGGCTTCTGCCTTGCTGTTTATTTTATATGCTTTTTTAAATTGTTCTATATCTTCCTTCATTTTACTGTAATAATTGACTATTTAATTCGTCATCATAATAAGAAACTAAAAACTATTTTGTGCCTCCCTGTGTCCAATATTCGGTAGGGAGGCTTTTTTTATTCAAGCTCTTTTAACTTCTGGGTGTATTTTTCTATTATACCATTTAATTCTTTAATTGAGTAGTAATGGACTT